TCGATTTTAGTTTTTAAGTATGCTTTTAATGTAGGGACTGGGATCATTTCTTTTACCATTTTAAAGTCAGGTGTTCCCCTTAACGAATTTATAAAAGTGGGTAGTACCCCAGCCGGGACAGAGGGGTATACACTGCGGGCAAGTATAAAATTGCCTACTCCCTCGATGTGACCTGTAGAGCTTTTACCTTCCTCTACTAAGTAATCCATTAGTTCGGATTCTCTGTTTTTGATTGTGTTGTTTAACTCTTTTGTTTCTTGGGCGAGACTAGTCTTTTTTAATTTAAGCTCGTATATCTCCGTCGCCATTTCAACTTCATTCATTGTGTTTTCTCCGTAAATTAATGATTAGTGAAGTCACACAATGAATGAATTGATTTCATAAGTCAAGCTATTTTAGAAAGTTTTTTACTTTCAGAAGTGCATTACTTAAGCATTCTTTATTATCAAGTGATTCAAGGACATTTTCCTCTAAGCTACCAGGGCAAACTAGGTCGATAGAGTTAATAGTTTTGTGCATCTCGGAGCCTTTTCTGTGATTTCTAGCAAGCCCCTGGAGCCTATGTTCAAGACTAAAATTCCTACTAAACCAGATCGAAGTGCTAGCCTCTATCAGATTGACCCCAGTACCGCCCGCCTGGGGGCTGGCTATCAATACCCTTATATCGCCCTTAGTAAATTCTTCCAGGTCAGAAGCCCTCTTTTTGGGGTTCTGACCGCCTACTAAGAATCCATAAGAAATTTTTAACTTATCACAAAGATTAGATATCATTTTGTAGTTCTGTTTAAACGTGGCCCAGATAATTATCTTGCCTTCTCTATCTTGCAAGATATCTTTTAGCCCGTCAATCCGAGGATTCTTTTTAAATATAACATCTTCCCCATCGTCGGTAGTGACAAAACCAGAAACAATTTGAAGCAATCTAAGTGCTTTCGTCAAAGCTATTTTAGCTACTGCCGGTTTTAACTCCCCAGTTTCTACTTGCTCTACGTAAGATATAAAATGAGCTTTCATCTCTTTATAAGCTTTTGATTGCTCTGGACTCATATCTACAAATAAACTTTGTTTGATAAGTGGCGGCAAGGTTAGAGCTTCGTCTTTTCTTACTCTATCTGCACAAGTATAAATTTTTTCGTTAATCGCTTCCAAAGCTCCCATGCGTAGCACAAAATCGGGGAAGTGTTTATCTGAGGGCATACCCGCATTTTTATCCATATAGTATAGATTTCTAAACGCATAGAAATTAGCACCGAACCTTTCGCCGCCGTCTAGTATTCTATACTGGCTCCAAATATCGGACGCGGTATTGAGTATCGGCGTACCAGTCAAAATATATCTGTAGTGTATTTTGTCGGACATTCTTATTAACATTTTTGTAGTGTTAGAATTGTGTGTTTTTGCTCTGTGTGATTCGTCTAATATCAAAACCTCAAAGCCTAATTTTTTTAGCTTTCTAAGAGGTTTTTTCTTGGTACCTACTTCGTCCCAAAATAACCCATCCATGTGCAAGGCTTCATAATTGGTTATAAAGATAAGTGCCTCGGACTCTTCGATATCTTTCATCCGCTGTTTTTTAGTACCTTGGAGCTTATGTACGTACTTGCCGCATTTACTCCACTGATCTATTTCCCTAGCCCAGTTATCGACTACAATCGCCGGGCAGAAAATAAGAGTCTTTAAAGGCTTTCTATGCTTAAGAAAAAGATTTCTTAGGATAGTGATAGTGGTTAGGGTTTTTCCGGTGCCTTGTTCGTGGAACAGCCCGCGGTAGGGCAAGCCCCCTTTTATAGCTTTCTCGGTAGAGTTCGTTTGGTGGGGGTAGTGCTCTGGGGGTATTATTAAATCCATTTAATTTAATCTCCAATTTGTCGAAAATTTTAGAAACACTTTTCTTGAAAAACTTAACTACTTTCTCTGCTACTTTCTCTGCTACTTTTTTAACCACGTTGAAAAGTTCGTTTAAGATCTCTACCACTGGGATCTCAAAAGAGACTACTTCTGGAAGGTCGCTATCAGTTGGGAAAGGAATCTCTTCGATAGTATCTTCTGAGTAGTTATCAAAATAATCAGCAAAATCACTATCAGCATTTTTCTCGAAAAGTGTTTCCTCTTTAGCCAGAATCAAAGCATCAACCTCGGAAGGAACATACTCTTTTCCACCGGCTGAGATATAATCCCAGTTTTGTAATTCTATCAAGAAGTCGAGAGATAAGAATTTTGATGGTGAAAGTTGCATTTTGTTTTCCTGGGTTCAAGTTTCTGACAACCCTTTTATCTCATAATGATTTCACAATTGCAAGCTTTTTAGCAATCTTTTTTTAATTTATTTTTAGTCCTTTGTTGCCCACAATCTGAACAGGACGTGAAAGCTCCAGGCATATCTACTTTTCTTAAAAATTCTTCACAATATTTGCACGTTGTCTTTTTCTTAAAAGATCTATTGTAGCCGTCCATATATTTTTTATTGTCAAACTTACTTTGCGGTAGTCTTTTATTCATAATTTCCCCAGTCTTTCTAATTCTTGTCTAACTTCCTCGGTAATTAAATGCCCTGCTTTTGGGTGTATCAATATTTTATCCGGCTTTAGCCCCGCGATATATCTTACATCAAAAGGATTTCTAAAAATAATATGTTCCCCCGGTGTTTTGATCTCTCGAAGTGTTCCGCAATTGTGAGTGATAGCCGCTTGCTTTATATCTATGTCTGCTAGATATTCTGCCCTGTTTTTATGTAAGCATATAACAAGCGTTATGGCCATTCTTCTAATGCCTTTCTAGCAATCTTAAAAGCATCACACAATCTAAAAATAGGATAGCTTGGCTCATCTTCCATTCCAACAATAGCCTCCAAAGCTTCTTTGTATTTTTGTTCTTTATTAATATTTTCTGCTTCATATTTACCGCATACATCTTGCGACTGAACCCTTATATCTAACAGATCACAATAATCATCACACAGCTCTGTGTTGTACCTATAATAAATACACTTACTACATTCGGTGTATTTTTGTTCTTTAGTCATAAGTCTAACTCCCTAGCCATAAATTCTATTCCATCTAAATAGCCTTCCATGTAGCCTTTGATATGCTTAAATTCTCTATCAAATTTAGAACAACCTACCGCAGTACGCAAACACTGATAAGAATTTTGCATACTGTTTCTTGTCTCTGTCCACGGTGGGCTCTCTTCAGGACATGCCTCGGACTTTTCACCTGTTCTATCGCCTATCATCTTCTCCCCTTTATAAACTGGCTTATTTTTCTCATCGTCATGAAACGGCTGTGAGTCCAAGAAGCTATCTTGAAGTCAAATTAAGACCTAGCCAAAGCCACCAGAATGTTATCGTATAAATGGTCTTAATACATATATTTGAAATGGTTTCTTGAGCATCTTTTTTTTATTATTACACCAGTGCCTATTTTTGGTAAAACTCCACTTGTTCCCTGATGTTATTTGCCAATGCCAACACATAAACCTTATATTTAGAACTAAGTTACTCATTCCCCAACCTCCACGCCAGTATGTTTACTTATCCACATTTTTAGTCTCCTTTGTTTGTGGTTGTTTTAGCAATTTGCAGCACAGACAAGAAAGCCCATGCAAAAGAAAATAGTTGCTATTAGTATATTGACAGCTATGTCTAATATCATTCTCCAAACTCCTTTATATGTTCATATATCAACCCGCTAATATCACCATGAAGCCTACCAAAATCAGACCAATCACAGGTTACTGCAAGTAACCTTATTTTAATATTCAACCGCCCAATCTCAATAAGGCTGGCATCTTCTTTGGTATGGGTTCTTTGGTTCCATGATTTAAAGACAGCTTCTTTGTTTTCATCGGGAGCTAAGCACTCAATGTCCCTACAGAATATCCAGTGAGTACCATCTGAGCTGTCGCACCCTGCGTCACCTCCACAGTGTGGGCAATTTTTTAGTTTAGTCATAACTGCCCAGTCCTTTTTAAATATTTAAAATGTCCCTTAGAAAAACAACCTTTTGCCCACTTGTAGTATGACTGCTTGGGAGTACTTACTATTATCATCTTGCCCTTGTTAGCAGTCTCCAGAACACCAACACGCTTATACAGCTTAGCCAATACTTTTGGGTCCAGATCGTTTAGTTCGTCTATGTATATTTGTTCATTCATCTCACACTCTTATTAGTTATTTTCTTTAAAAACCTCAGAATAATCAACATATTCATCACATGCTTCATCTGCTGTAGATACTGGCCTTGGTGTACTTAGCTTGCACACAAACCAACCATGCGCATAGTCACCAAACTTGCAATGTTCACATGTTTTAAGTTCAGTCATTTTCTTTTAGCCACGCATCATAGTCAGTTTTAAATCGAGAGACATTCATTTGAAATTTACGATTAGATATCGCCATCCTCCCTATTTCTTGCTTCAGTCCTTTGTTTTCTTCATACAATCGACTGTTAGAAGCTTTTAAATTAATAATAATCTCTTTGTAGTTAATGCCCATACTTATTTTTGTTTCGTCTAACACTACCCAGTTATCTACTTCTTCAACATCTACTTCGGAAAGCTCTATCTCTTCCTCGTCGTTAAACGCCCATCCATTTGTGGTGTGGCACCAACTAATATAATCACCGTCTGCCCAATCTTTATGGCGTATCTTTAGATCGAGGTTGTTTCTTGCTTCATATAGAAGCTGGTAGCTTGTTTTGTTCATTTAAAAAAAGCCCTCTCTATGTCTACCATATAGACATTACCGTTTAACACATACCCAAGGCATACGATTAAACTATTTTTTGTGGGGTAGCTTTCTACAGGTACAAAGATCTTTTCTACTTCTTTGAAAGTTCTCTCAAAACCTCTGTATAGTTCAGCGTTATAAAAATCATCCTCACCGGCTTCAAACTCATACCAAGTGCTATCACTATACAAATGAAACTCACCGGCTATATCGGCCCCTAGGAAGACTATGCCAGTATTTCCTACGTGGTCGGGGGCTATGTTTATTGTAACCTCTACGCCTGTTATATATTGTGCAGTTGCTTGGGCTGGAGTAAAAAATAATAATGCTAAAAATAATGCTTTCATCTAAACCTATTCCTTTTCAAAAGTGTAATCTTTGTTAAATGTAACTACATCCACAAAGGTTATTGTTTTTGTTTCTATGTTATTTACAAACCAGCCTTGGCCCCTACATGTTTCTTTGACATCACAAAATATATAAGGGTAGAGCAATATCCAAAAGGTATCTTTTGCACCTTGCTCTTTGGGGTACTTAAAAACATCACACGCATTTTTTAACCAGGCCGGACTTTGAGAAAAAGATTTTTCTTCGCCATCCCAAAACCAGGCCGCCATAGCTTGCTTATTTGTTTTGAATACTCTAGGCATTGCTAGTGCCTTCTACGCCTCTTGATTCTCGGTCAACCCTACGCTTCAATGACCACAGCAATGCCTCGTCAAGCTTTGTAATTACCATTGCATTTTCACGACAAGGAAACTTCTTATTTAAACCCTCAACAATAATCTTCGCAGCTTCGATAAGAGTATCTACCTGGCAACCATTAACACCATTCTCTTTTATGGGGCCGTCTTGGATCTTAAAACTAATCATGTTTTTGTCGTGGGTAATATGAATAGGAAAGTCTTTTCTGTATCCGTCAAACTTATCCCAATCATTATTGTTTTCTGCTAAGAATAGATTCCTATCTTCCTCAGTCAATACCTTAAAACCACCAATTTTTGTTAAGCCTTTTAATGTTTCTAATGCCATTCTCTCAATCTCCTTTTTGTTTAGTGGCGGGGGAGGGTGGACTTGAACCACCAACCTACCAGGTTAGCTACTTCCTGATGTTCTATCTTGAACTACTCACCCCTTTTAAAAAAATGGGCTGGTCGCTCCACGACCATTTAAAAAAACCTCCCGCCCTTCTTAGGGGGCTAGGCACGAATTTCACCCGCTTTATTTAAGCTATGATTGCCACCTCGGGATCGGTATTAACGTCTTCAATGTTAGCTAATACTCTCTTCATCTCTTCGTCAAATAGTTCACCAGCCGCCCCGCGACCGATAGAATCTAAACCAACCTTCTCATACTTTTTTTGCATACTCACCTCTTTGTTAAAATATTAAATTATTTTTTTAAACCTGATCTATATCCCTCTAACGCCTCACACAATAACTCTACATTATCCTCCTTTATTCTTTCAACAATGCAGCTTTTTATTCTTTGTTGTTCATCCGACCAATCGCTTACGAATGATTTTATTTCTCTCACGGATATAACAGCGATTAAAGCTATAACCATAGACAAAAATGCTAATAGAAATTTTTCATATCTATTCATGTTCCCCCCTACGTTGGCACCCGCAAAGGGAATTGAACCCCTTGGCCTTGGTTAGCAGAGCTATACAAGCTACCCAAAGCCTCGAACCATCGAGCCGGTAAAAGTTATTTTCTTTTTCTTTGTTGCGGTGGTGGATTGGTTGTAGCGTCCACCCATTCGGTGACAATTTGAATCACCGCACGACTAACATAGATATCTGCTTTGTTAGCTTCTTCCTGGAGAAGTGCATAAGTATCTACAGGAATTCTAATACTTATAGATTTTGTTTCTTTGGTTTCTTTTCTTAAAGTCATTGCCAAGCCTTTTTTAATATGTAATATTTCTGACTAGAAAAAAACTTACAACATTATATAAAAAAAGGCAAGCGTTTTGATTTCATTACACGGCGAAAGAAAAGGTCATTTTGTTAAAGGCTATCAAATAGTAGACCCTCAGAATTTTAAAGATATGTCAAGATATATATGCAACCATGTTTGGAGCCATTGTATTTGGGCCGGGTGTTATAGAGAGGAGGTAGCTTTTGTAGCTTCTTTTTATTGTGTGTTGGATATAGATGATGGACTTACATACAATAAAGCATTGGAGATGCTGCAAGGATACCGCTACATGATCGGCCCGACTAAAAATGATGGTGTTGTAAAGGTTAGCCCAAGCGGCGTTAGAAAGCCCGCTTGCGATCGTTTTAGAATAGTGCTCCCCTGGGCCACGCCGATCTATGATTTAGATACTTTCAAATACAATACAAAATTGACAGTAGGGAAGTTTTTGGCAGACAAAGCCGCGACCGATGCAAGTAGATGCTGGCAGCCCTGCAAGCAAATTAAATACTTTGGTAACGGTAAACCGATGGAGGTTGTGACAGAGATACCATTGGAAGAAACGACAGAATTTAAGGAAAAGAAATTTAAAAAGTCAAGAGATTATTACGAAGAGACAAAAAGATTACCCGGCTACGTGATGGACATTTTCGCAGGTCGCTTGGATCATGGAGCAATTAACCCGATTCTATTTAAAGCTTGCTGTCATCTCTTTAATAGTGGAAAATCTTATGATTGGGTATACGAAAAGTTATCCAAGGTTGCAATCTTACAAGAGCACGACCATTTTGAAACAACTTTAAAAAGTGCTGCCAACAAAACCGGAGCACTTTAAACCAAAGCCCTGAAGTTACCACGCTTCGGGGCATTCTAGTCTTTGGGAGGTACTACATCTAGCGTTCACTAATTTTATAAAGCACTACATCTAGCGTTTACTTTTATTAAAAGGATATTTTTATGGCAGAGAAAAAAATTGCATTTTATGCAATATGTGAGACTTACTCTAGTTTATTAAATCATGGTGCGGTTGCAGATGTGACCTTGCCCATGAGCTTCAAAAAGAAATACCACGTAGAGGTTAGCGAGGAAGGGGAAAGGGTTGTTCTGCAAGAAATGAAAGGCATGGTCATGCGTTACATGTCAGAAAATGCAGTAATAGACGACCTAGTAGCTTACTCTCATTTACTGCCCGACGAGTACAAAGCTTTTAAACTCGACCACGAAAAAGCTAAGAAGATCATGAAATATTGGAAAGCAATTACCCCCAATTTCCCCCACAAAATAAAACCAATCCTGCAAAAAGATACCTCGGGCTACACGTTCCACCGACTAGATTTCAATATGGTCAAAATGGAAACACCCACTTTTGATTATTTGCTCGAAGCTTTGGACACAAACCAAGAGGCTTTTCTTGCATACATAGGGGCGTTATTCGATCCTGGTAAAACTCAACAGCAATATCTTTGGCTTTCTGGGGGCGGTGGTGACGGAAAAGGATCTCTCTTCAGATTACTACACAGAATTTTCAACCATTCGTATGTTTCGATCACCACAGAGAATAGACATATTGATAAGTATTGGCAATCAAGTTTGATAGGCAAAAGGCTTGCTGTTTGCGGAGACACGAAAAATTTAGATTTTATTAATAGCTCTATTTTTATGCAAGTTTCTGGAGGCGACCACGTTACAGTCAGGCCCATGTATGCAAGAGCCTATACCGCAGAATTGAATACCATGTTTATTTTTGGGGCCAATGCCGACCCGGCGATAACTACAGAAGACAGCAGCCAAAGGCGGGCAATTATTTGTAAAGTTCAACGAGGTGGTGACGGCGTTTTTATTGACGGGTACGAGGAAAAGTTATGGGAAGAAAGGGCGGGCATTGTATACCGATGTATGGAAGCATGGAGAAAAGTTAGGCATCTAATTAGAATCCCAGTTGATGAAGAGTCACTTCAAAACCTGGGGGAAGATACCGAAGAAATGCACCAACAATTAGTAGATAGGTATTTTGAGGTTGGCGAGGGGCTTAGTATCCCATCTTCTACAGTTATCACTATATTGAAAGAGGGGGAGAAAAGGCCGCCCACAAATATTGAAATGGGAGCCTGGAAAAGGTTTTTGGTTCGTGCTCATGGTATTAAATTTGGTCGCGATAGGGCAGAAGGTAGGCAAACAAAAATGTATCTTGGCTTGGGCGAGAAGGATGTTACAGACAGTGAAGATAGGTTTTAAATAGACAGCTATATTTTTGATTTTTCGAGGCCCGTTTATTCGGGCCTTTTGCTTATTTGTTGTGCATGGCTGATATGGTACCAACGGTACCGACGGTACCGACGAAACGGTACTGAGTACCAACGCGGTACCAACATTTTTTGATTCGTCGGTACCGCGATTTTTTCCAGTAAAAACAAAAGATTAAACCCTATTGGTACCTAGGTACAGACTCCCTCTAAAGAGAGAAATACTTATATATATGATATTGGTGTATTATTAGGGGGTTATGTATATATGGTTGTGAAAAGGTAGGAGGGGTAGTGAGGGTCGGTCTCTCGGTACCCTACGTACCAGTATAAAAACTAGGCAGGTAATAAGAGCAAGCTTTTGACCTAGTTTTTGGGGTTGCGGTGGGGGGCCGGGAAGAGGTGTTTTCCCTATGATTTCTTTTGGATTTCATATAAGATGTGATTTAGTGTGACTAAATTATTTCATAAGGTTTTCTATATGGCTAAAAAGACTACGAAAAAGAAGATTAAAAAGAAGGCTAAAACCAAAGTTAGCCGTGGGAAGACTGGAGAGGTTCTTTCCAAAGTCTTGGCAGTCAAGGCCCGCAGACCAACGAAGTCTTTGGAAGATATTTCATTGGAGATCGACGAATCATATCGGGCAGTATACGAAGCGATAACGACCCCAGCGGGTAAGATGTTGGTGGACGAGCTTGAAAAGCAGACAGCTAGAACAGTGCAGAGAATACGGGCCAAGGCTTTGGCTATGTTCGAACAGTTCATTGTGACAGACCATAAGCCCGAGGTGCAGCTATCAGCTCTTAAGTTTGCGATTGGGGCTAGTCTGAGCAGAGAAGAGGAGGCCGCCCCGGAGGAGCTTATTTTTGAAACTATTATTTCAGAGACAGGGATAATGGAGCAAACGACCAGGAAGATCTATCACAAGACTACGGCAACAGTGAAGCCGCCAAACGAGGACGAGGAGGCCGCCGAAGATGAATCAGTGCCACAGTTGCCATAAATTTCATGAAGAGGCTACAGAGGCCGCTAGGTGCTTTCTAAGTCATTGCGAGGTTGCGGAGGATTTTTTGCCAGACGAGAATGAGACAGAGAAAATAATAACGGATATCATTGAGGGCCAGCACGTAGGCGAGACAGCTATTTCAGCTTTAAAAAGCCTGGGCTACACTGTAGAAATATTGGACATGTTATTTAAGAAACCGGAAGAAAATAACAAAGCTCGTATTAAAATAGCCAAAGCTTTGGCCGCAGGAGTTTTTAATATGCGGGTACTCTGTCAAGTGTTTGCAAGCCCCGAGGAGCTTGCAAACTATGTCGATGAGTATGCTAGAAAGGTGAAAGAGACAAAGGGCTAAGAGTGATAGTAGTCGCTTTCTTCTTCGGACCACTTTTTGATGTAGTCCATGAAGTGCTTTGAAGATACAAAGCTCTTAGCTGCTTCGTTTAGGAAGGCCGATAGGTTGCCTGTATTGCGGCCTATAAGGCAGATGTGGGCATCAATTGATACGTGCACCTTCTTCTTACACTGCCCTTTGTGGCGATCCCGCCGCTGCCGCCATTTTCTTATCGGGGCTTTTGAAAGACTCTTTTTGCCCGCTGGTTTTTTTTCACTCATGGTATTACCTCCTGGTAGGAGGTTAGCATTGAAGTAGTACCAAAGCAAGAAATAGGGTAGGGTTGTCACATGGAGGCCCAGGGACGGGCCGCAAAGGGGCCAGGAAGGCCCGCCGCGTTAAGAAGCGTATGCCTTAGACCTTTCTAGTATTATCTTGTCAGTGATCGACTTAACACCTTTGCGATTAACGCCAATCATCTCACCGAAAGCCAAAAGGAAAGAATAATCAGTAGTGACTTGTTCTTTCTTCTCACTGCATTCGATACCGCCAAGCTCAAGAAAGGCAACTTCTTCCAGCTTTAAAATGTAGTTAGTAGCTCTTTTAAGTAGTTCCTGGTCAATCATGGTGTTTCCCTTTGGTTTAAAGTGCTTTGATTGTTATGCTATAGCAATCCCAGCGATCACTATAGATACTTGGGGAGTATTCTCTAACTAAAGTGACAAGCCCCTTCACTACTAATTTCTGGGCTGCGAGTACCATACGTTTCCCATGAGGGTATACACAATAACAATTGCCACCTTCTGAGACTCCACCTTCAACAAGTTCTTTTAGTATTTTTTCTTCTGTCTTTGTCATGGTGTTTCCCTTTGGTGTAGTGTTTCTCTCGACTGAAAACAGTAGAACATGTAAGCAAAAAGATTGCAAGAAAGAAATCATTTTTATTTCATTTAATTTATAACGTACCAATACTACACAGATTTATCTGAATAGTATTTAAGTATCTTGTGTGCTTGCTGCTTAGTTACAGGGGAAGAAATATAAGCATTCATTAACTTACATTTTTCGGAATGACCCACACTCCACATTGTATGAGCTAATTCGTGAAATACAACATGTCGGAGGTAGTCAGTGCTTTCCTCTATTGTGCTAGCTGGTATCCAGATAATGTTGTCGTTAAGACGAGCAGTTCCCATAAGACCCGCTACCTTGCTATCTGTAATCCTAATGTCTATACGCGGCATCCTACCCCCTATCGCATCCCTGGCCTCATATACTAGGGCCATTACTTTACACCTTAGAGCGTAAGTATTAGAGTCCATTTTTCGGTTAGTGTGTTGGGCTGTTCTAGTATTTTTTCTCATGGTGTTTCCCTTTGGTGTAGTGTTTCTCTCGACTGAAAACATTAGAACATGAAATCAATTTACTGTCAATAGTGAAATCATTTTTATTTCATTTAATTTATAAGCCCCTGTTTAAGCAGTCTTATATGCTTTCTTTAGTCTCTCGATATCTTCGTATATTGCGGCTAATGCTTCGGGCTTAGAGGCATACTCCCCACGTACTAGGGGCATGTTTGGATCTTCCTTACATGCCTCTAGGCAAACTTCATCTTCGGGAACGTAGTAGTATCTATCTACAAGGCAATCGGCTAACTCAACTACTGTTAAGTTTTCTTTGGCAGCTCTTTTATCTGCTGCATATTTACGTTTGTATGTTGACCAGCTATTGGCAAAGCAAGGTGCTCCGCTTTTGTCCATGTAGTGCCTGTTTCCGACTGGTGTTTCTAGTTTAAGTAAGTACATAATGTTTCCTTTTGTTTGATGTGTTTCTCTCGACTGAAAACAGTAGAACATATTTCAATTATGCTGTCAATAGTGAAATCATTTTTATTTCATTTAATTTATAAGCCCCTAAGAGTAGGGGCTTTTCTTTTATAGGCGGGTATAAAGCCCAGTAACAGAAGTGAAAAGCTCTTGAAGTTGGTCAGCAAATACGCCGTCAAAAGATTTAATTTCCTTCCTGGTGACTGCCCAAGTCTTGCGGCTCAAGCTAACACGCTCGAAAAACATACTATATAGATCGTCACGAAGGTCATAGGTGACGGTTACGGTGTTGGTGCTGGTAGCATTGCGGCCAATCTTAAAGCGGCAAGCTCCCTCCGGCAGGGCAATAAAGTCTTTGGCTCCGGTCATAAGGGCGAATTTTCTGCCGCCTAGTTGTCTGATGATTGTTTCTGCTATCTCGTTTTGCTGTGTTTTTGTCATTATGCAACCCTCTCTATTTGCTTGATAGTGTAGTCATTCCAATCAACTACTAGGATGTAGTATTGATCTTCGTAAATTTCTTGTGTTCCGTTTGCGGTGGTTAGCTTCATGCCTTTGACAGCATTAGAGATAATCTTTAGTGATTCTTTGTTTCTTGGTAGATCTAGTGTCATGGTGTTTCCCTTTGTTTGATGTGTTTCTCTCGACTGAAAACAGTATCCCATGAAATCAATTTACTGTCAATAGTGAAATCATTTTTATTTCATTTAATTTATAAGCCCCTAAGAGTAGGGGCTTTTTATAATTTAAAAGCACTAGAATGAGATACAAGGGCTTTTAAAAATTGTTTAGCTGCCTTGGTTGCTAGGTATCTACTGGGGAAGCTCCCTACTATCATTGTATAAGTACCCTTATGATTCCGCACGTAGGCTATATATTCAGCCTCCCCAGTATATGTATATTTTTTGTGCGTCATTATGTTGTTCATTTTAGTTGCCTTTCTTCTGCCTCTTTATTTCTTTTTTTAGCTCTGCTAAGTCTATACCTTGCACCTGGGCGATATATTTCGCTGTTCTACAGTGTACCATTAGAGAGTAGGGGAAGGCCCTAGAGGGCTGCCGTATACTCGCACTAGATACAGTTTCAATTGATGGAAACCATCTACCCGCTTTATCAAAGAACCCACAAGGGTTAATTTCTCTACTAGCTAGTTTTAATTGGTATGCTGCCGCTTGTTCTACATTCATCATTTTAGTTGCCTTTCTTCTCGCTAAGTCTTTCATTCATTGCGTCGATAATGCTTTGATCTACTGCGGGGATCTCGAAAATATCTGTGATTATGTTGATGCTGATAACTTCGCCATTCATGTTGTAAGTAGTTTCTGTCATGGTGTTGGTTCCTTTTGTTTAGTGTGTTTCTCTCGACTGGTTATATACTGCCTGAAATCATTTTAGATGTCAAGAAAGAAATCATTTTTATTTCAAATTAATTACAAGTACCGAAGACTAGTAAGAAATACCAAAATAATTTAGAGTGGTAGGGGAAGATTCACGGATTTTAAATTGAGTGGTAACACCTTGGCAAAAGTAACCAACAAAATATTTGCACCGCATAGCCCATTGCAGCGGGAAATTATGGAGTTCCTAGCGGGGGAAGGCCCGCCCTATATAATGTGGGTGGCTTGTGGCACCAAGTTCGGGAAGACCGCCGCAGCTTGCGGGGGCATGGCTTATGCAGCACCAAAGCGAAAAGGTACTACTTGGCGAATAGTAGCACCAATTTATAAGCAGGTTAAAATATCTTGGAAGTATATATCTGAGATATGGCCCAAAGAGCCTTACGTAAAAAAGAACAAGGCCGACATGCTGATGCACCTACCAGGAAAAAAAGTCGACCTCCAATTTTGGCATGGCCAAAGCCCCGAGGATTTAGAAGGCGAGGGCATTCATGGCCAGATCAACGATGAGTGTGCAAAATTAAAGCAACAGGTATTCGACTCCAGCCGTACCACGTTCACCCGGACGCGGGGCAGGATGTTAAATATATCTACACCCAGGGGCCGCAATTGGTTCTATAGAGGTTGCAAGAGAGCACAGAAAGAGGAAGCCCTAGCATTAGAAGAGAAGAGGCAGCCCAGGGAGATATTTAGGACCGCCCCGACTTCTGCCAATCCCTACATACCCCAAGAATCAATCGAAGAAGCCAGGGCATTACTTCCCGATAGATTATTCCGCCAATATTATTTAAGCGAATTTGTCGAGAGTGGGGCAGTTTTCCCCAACCCGGTTATAGATCTTCCCTGGTGGAAAGAAGAGTTTTTAAGAGATGGCCCGGTAGAGTATTGGGTTCACCCGGAAGCAAAAGACAAAGTTGTGGTTGCCGGTTGTGACTGGGCAAAGAAAAGAGACTTCACAGTTTTGACGGTTTGGGATCATTCAAAAACACCCTACCGCATGGTGGGCTTTCTGAGATTCCAAGGCAAGCCCTATACTGAACAAGTGGTAGATGTGGCCAAGTTTCTCTATCACAATTTTAAAGAGTGCGAGATGTTGTACCATGATAAAACTGGAGTAGGGGAAGCCCTGGACGATATGTTAGCCCAAGTACCAGGATTAATTTATAAAGGGATAGTTTTTACCAATGCTTCTAAGTCTTACATGGTGAATGATTTAATCACAGCTATGGAAAGAAGAGAAATTGTTTTCCCCTGGTGGAAAAACTTAGTTGAGGAGTTCGAAATATTCGAAGTAGATACAAACGAATTGGGTAACATGAGATATCAGGCCGCCGAAGGAGGCCACGACGATATTGTATTTTCTACGTGCTTAGGTATAGCCGCAGCGGTAGAGTATTCAGCAAAAGATTTTGAAGTTAAATTTTTAGAGGAATTACCCAATGCAGAAATGCAGAAGGATACACTTGAAAACTATATGTTCGAAGAGTTGGACATTGACGAAGAGGAAGGGTTTTAAAAATGGATAAGTTAGCGGAGTTATTCCCATCGGGAATGGACGTAGTAGAAGAGAACACAATTCACGCCGACGAGTTAGAGGCTTATGGAAAGTCTATGTCTTCGGCAGAAGACAATACCGACACCTCTAACGGTAATTGGGCTATGGAAGTAAACGCGGCTATTGATATGTATAGTCTTAAAAACCTTTTGTACAATGACCAGTGGGTTTATATTCTTTGCAATACCCTAGCTAGAAAAATATCTAATCAAGTAATGTCGGTACACAAAAGAAGTATTAAAAAAGGAAAGCTCACGGATACGCCCTGGCCTTTCCACGCTTTAAATGAACAATTAGAGAGCCCAAATAAATGGGAGTCATACGCTAATTGGATGTACCGCATAGCTACCGAGTTGGTACTAATGGGCAATTGTGTTTTGTGGAAACTTAAATTTCATGAGCAAGTTATCATGTTGCCCACCGAATCAATCACTATAGATTTTGCACCCGATGGCTCAATAGAATCTTACTCAGTGAACTACGGAAATTATAACGAGGGCGAGCCGTACCTAAAAAGTGCAATGAAGATTCTACCAGAGGATATAATACATATTAGACTACCCAATCAAAACTCTATGCTTTGGGGCCTTTCACCATTTATTCCAGGCTCTAGATCAATCTTGTTCGATCGTTACAGCCAGGAATATCTTTTAAATTTCTACTTAAAACAGGCTAACCCCGGTACAGTAATGGAGATAGGCACAGAGGCCAACGAGAAACAAGCGGTTAGGTTTTTAAAGTCTATGGAATTGCGGTGGACGGGTAGAGCTTCCCAGCGTAGGACAATGATTTTGCCTAAAGGCGTACAAGCAAAAAACCTCGGGCATACAATGGCAGAGCAACAATTAAAAGTGCATGTAGACGATAACCGCGAGACAATCAGAGCTTTGATTGCTATGCCTCCCCACATGTTCGGTACTCAAAAGACCGGCTCTATTGGATCGGACGACACAGAGAAGCAGATGAGAAACTTTTGGGAGACTACAGTTATCCCGCATCAAAATTTAATCTCGGGAGCTTTCACCCTCGCGTATAAAAGAGAGTTAGGAAAACGCTACCGCATGAAGTTCGATAACTCGGATGTACCGGCGTTACAATCAAATAAAAAAGAGATAACAGAAATTGCGGAGAAGATGCTTTTAACTCACACCCTAAACGAAGTAAGGGCGGATCTATATGACGACGAGCCTTTGGAAGGTGGTGACGCTACACCGAAAGGAAACCAGCCTAGCTCTTTTGGTGCTCCTAACATGCGAGGGATGCCTTTAGGGTTACAGGCTGGAGAAATCCAAGAGCTTGGGGTTACTCCTAACTCTAAACGTCTTAGGTTCTTTCTACAAACTCATGCGGCTTGGTACGATAAATATAAATCAAAAGCTAGTGGGGAAGGCGGGGAGCTAAGGGACCAAGAGAATAAATACCTGGAAAGGGTATTGGGTATCTTTCTAAAGTTTGCACCCAAGGCAATAAATGCTTTTAGAAAAGTTTACTCCAACAAAGCAATTGCAGAAGTTTTAGTTAAAGAAATTTATAGATCCAAGGATAATCGCACCGAGTTAGAAAAACTTTTAAACCAAGCTTGGAAACAATTCGACTTGGATTATAAAAAAGATCTTGCCCCTATCCTCATTAATTCGGGTGATTCTGGTTATGACTTATCCTTGGACGTACCTTTTGACATTCCGAACGAAGAGGAAAGGGCAGTATTGAGAGAAGAGAACGAGGAAGGACGAAAAGAATTTTTAACAGCCAGGGGCTTGGAGTCTTTTCAGAATATCCAACAGACCACAACCAACCAACTTTTGGATATTGTTTCAAAGGGTACCCAAGAAAGTAAAACGCTGCAACAGATTGCAAATGATATTGCAGCCTATGCAAAGGAGATTACCCCAGGAAGGGCTAGGACGATTGCGAGGACTGAGGTATTGACAGCTTCTTCACTGGGCCAGAAGGCAGCGTTAGACGATGCTGCCGAGAGTATTCCAGGCATGGAAAAAATGTGGATCACTGCGGGAGATTCCAGGGTAAGAGACTCCCATATATCTTTGGACGGCGACAAGGTTCCAGCACATAAAGAATTTTCAAATGGGTTAGACTTTCCACGCGATCCATCGGGGAAGGCTGGGGATGTTATCAATTGTAGATGTACCCTTATCATGATTCCACCCGATGCGGATTTGGACGAGGGAAACATAAGTTTTACAGGGGAGCAAAGAAACCCCACAGACGATTAGAGGTTACATTTTTTAGATTTTACCGTAATATTAAAACAAGTGGCCCCAAGAAGGGGTTTAGGTAACACCAAGGAAGGCGTGACATTATGAAAATCAATAAATTAAAAGTAAAAGGCTTACCAAATAGAGTAGTTGAATTTTCTTTTAAGACTAAAAAATCAGAAAACGGAAAAGATGTTTTTATAGAAGGCTTTGCAAATAGGGCAATGATGCAAGGTCAAAAGGTTATTGATAGAGGTAGTGAACATATCCCCGCCGAAGAATGGAACATAAAAGAATGGAAGAAAAACCCCATTATCTTTTTCAACCACGACCGCGACCAACCTATAGGCCAAGGCGTTCAAGCTAAGATCACAGAAGACGGCCTTTGGGTTAAGGCTAAAATATCTAACTCGGATGCCCCCGATATTAAAAGAATCAGAGACTTAATCGAGGAAGGCGTTTTAAGGACTTTCTCAGTAGGTATTGATGTAGGCGAGGAAGTAATGGAAGAAGACGGCTCTATTACTTTGAAGGCTGTTAAGCTTTTGGAAAACTCGGTTGTCTCTATACCTATGAACCAGGAGAGCTTTTTCAGTATATCTAAAAAAATGTTGATTGATACACCTCTCGAAGTTCTGGAAAGCAAGATAACCAAGGCCAAGGGTGCTTGGGTAGCTGCCGCAATTCATAACCAAATTTTTGAAATGCAGAGAGCTTCTGAAGATTTTAACCGGGCCGATGCTCTTACAGAAATTGCGGGAAATGCTGGGATATCTCAAGGCGAGTTGATGGACATGCTAGCCGGAAATACTGCAATCTTTACCGAGGCCGTTTTGGATGCGGTAGCCTCTACATTAGTAATGGATATCCAAGAGCTGGTAGCTTTAAACACTGCCGATATGGATGTTGGTAATGCAGATGCTTCTTTAAACCCCGATGAAGAAATCGAGGAAGAAGAGGCAGAGCTTGAGGGCGAGGACGAAACAGAAGAGGAAACAGAAGAGGAAACAGAAGAGGAAACAGAAGAGGAAGCAGAGGAAGAGTCAGAAGACGAAGAAACCGAAGAAGAGGCAGAGCTTGAGGACGAGGAAGAAGAGGAGCTTGTAAACGAGGAAGAGGAGCTTGAAGAAACCGAAGAGGAAGAAGAAAAGCAAGCAGATCAGGGCGTAGATGTATCCTCTCCAGATATGGAAGAGAGTGATAGCCTCCCAAAGGTCGGAGAAGTCGAGGACGATCCAGACATAGAGGAAGCCGTAGAAGAGGCCCAACAGGTCGCAGCGATAAAAGAAGAAGGCGATGCCTTCCAAACGTGCGTAGATGAAAAGGTTAGAAAGCTTTTGGACGAAGGGAAAAGCCAGGACGAAGCTATAGCAATAGCTATTTCAGCTTGCAGCGAAGGGAAAGAGTGTACTCCAATGGATGCCAAAAGCTGGGAAAAACTTTTGAAGACAATCGCAGATTATAAGGCAGAAAAAAGCAAAGCAGACGGCGATGAGTCTAACGGAGTTACTGCACCGCTTGGTACTACTGACCCGATTGACGTTAATTTGGGGCAGCCTCAAATTATAGCAATGCAACAAATGAATGTTTTATTGGGCCAATTAATCGGAGAAGTACAGAAAGGCAACCAATTATTAATGGATCTCCAGGCTCAAAAACCTCAAGAAATTGACGAAGAATTAATGGAGGATATGCCTGAAAATAGCGAAGATGATTTACTAATTGACGACGACGAAGAAGGCGAAAAGGAGGCAGGTGAAAAGAAGGCACTTGACACAATAGGTACTTATAAGCAAAAATTAGAGAAGAAATTGTCTCTATTCGGTTGTTAGACCGTAAACTTATCCAAGGAAGGATTTGAAAATGACTATTAAAGCCAAAGGTAAGCCTACGGTAAAAGACTACAACAAGTTAGCAGCCGATTTTGGTTCGCTAAATGAAAGAGTCGAAAAAGCCGAAACATCTGCCAAAGAGTACGAAGCAAAGCTAGCAGACATGCAAGCTACTGGGCGGTTCCCCAGTGTTCAAACAAGCAACATTAATTCCGACGAGTCGAAAGCTCTAAGGAATTTTGGTTGTTCTAGTGTTAAGGAATTGATCCAAGTCAATACCTGCCAGCCAAAGTTCAACCATGTAAGCCAAGAAATTAAAGGAATGGTAGTTCAGCTCAAGAATGATTTTGAGACTGCTAGAATTATCGCCCAAATTTTCTATGATGGCCAATGGGACCATCTCGGAGCTACCGAGAAGCAAGACCGATTTGCAAAAGTCAATTCAATTAAAGAAACTTACTACTACAAAAATGTACTTGAGCCGAAGCTTAAAGCCTTTGGTACAGGTGTTTCTGGTGGTGGTGCTGAGTGGATTCCAACGGCTATCGCCTCTAGTTATATCTCAGAAGCAGAGCTTGAGCGACAAATTGTCGGAGCACTTAAGCAGATCAACATGCCTACTAGTCCTTATGAGCTTCCAACAAACGGATTCTCGGAAGCACGTAGAGCAACGGAAGGCGTAACAGCTACGGAGGGCGGTTTTGCAACTGGTGCTTTGAGCTTTAAGGCCAAAAAATTCCAAGAATACTACATTTTTCCAGAGGAGCTAAATGAAGATTCTGCCCCTGATATCATAGCGTTAGGGAAACTTGAGCTTACAGAAGCTCACCAACGAGGATTCGAGCAAGCACTAATAAACGGTACGGAGTTCGGTACTACTCACATTGATTCGGATACTCAAGCGGGATCGGCAGAGCTTGCAGCTAAACAATGGCACGGCTTTAGAAAGCTAGCTCTTGATAATGCGGCAAACGGAGCAACAGTTGATTTTGCTAACGCGGTAGTCTCAGATGCTAAACTTAGATTGATGCGTCAAAGAATGGGCAAACTAGGAATTAATCCTAAGAATCTTCTTTGGATTCCGGGCAGTGTTTCTTATCTTCAAATGTTGGGTACAGATAATGTAACCACAGTTGATAAGATGGGGCCAGCGGCCACAGTCTTAAAAGGTATGCTCGGATCTTATGACGGTATCCCAATAATGGAAACTGGTTACATGCGTGAAGACATGAGCGATGCGGGTGTATATGACGGCGTGACTACAGACCGAACAGGTATGATTTTGGTTCATAGAAATCGCTGGTACTTCGGTACTCGTAGACCTATCAGGTTGGCGATCAGACCTTCCAAGTCTGCCGACGATAGGATCGAAATGGCTAGTTACTCAAGAGTGGATTTTGTAGGACACGATCAAGACGTTCGCACAAAAGAGCTTGGAGTGACTTACGGGCTAGATATTGCAACCTAAGCAATAGGCCAAGTATTGAGAAACTAAAGGGCAGGGCCGAAAGCCTTGCCCTTTTTAGTAGGGGTTTAGATGGGTTTACTAAACTATGATTTTAGATCACAATTTAAGCAGGGCGATTCTCTTGATGTTATCCCCCTAGGCTTGCGTATGCCCGGCGAGTACCTTGCAAAAATAGACTCCAGGGACGTTACTTTATTATCAACCCTCTATATTCGATCAATAGACCCAGGGGCCACAATAACCGCCCAGTATTTTGATTTTACTACCGGGGGGGATCTCGGGGAAGAAACTCTAGTTGGTAGCCATGTACAGCCCATTGCGGGGGCTACAGATAGAATCCTTTTATCTAACGCCCACAACAAACCATTTTTGAGGGTTATTGTTGCTGGTGGTAATGTAGATTTTTCCATCTATGGCACAGCTTTAAATAATGCCGGGGATGCTTCTATAGTTCGAGAGAATGACGCGGCTTTACTGGGTGTAGATTTTGCTAATGCGATAGCGGGCCTGGACGAGGCCGGTACAAAATGGAAGGTGGTCAGGGTTGGGGCAGATGGCAGCCTCTTAGTTAAAAACAGCGTTTCAGGTACTACGGTTCCATTTATTAGTACAACGACTCCCACGCCTGAAAATGTACCCGCGATTGATGATAAAATTATCGACCATATAAGCATCAGGTGTACAATTGACCAGGATACTTCCAATAGGCTAGAATTTAGTATTGATGAAGGTGTATCCTGGGGGAAGTTAAAAGTAGGTGAGACAAGAGAAGAAGAACCAAGGGGCGGGATGAAGCATATACAGATTAGATCCGGGGCCGGTGCAGTTGTTGAATACGAAATTTATATTGATTTTGGAGTAGCGTAATGGGCAAGAGCTGGACAACAGTACCGACATTAGGCGACGACGAAAGATTGGTTATGGTCGAAGTTCACCCAATAGATCAAAAGTGTATCCTAGAGGTAGCCCTTTTGGTCGATGGTTCACCAGACTTTATAATAGCAGAGGATTGTTAAGATGGGTTTACCAGTACACGTAATAACTTGTAGCGTAGCCCCTACGGGGAAGCCAGATTTTAAGGGCCAACATTGGATTACAGACAGCGGGGATCATTACCTAGCCAATGGTACTTCCAGCGTTACAGATTGGGTGCTCACAGGCTCGGCGACAGTATCCCATGCTAGCACGACAGGCCAGACGGCAAATGACCACCACAATCAGCAACATGCTTTAGGCGGTGCGGATCATACTTCTGCCACTCTTGCAGAATTGAATGCTAAAATATCTGATGCTACCTTGATAGATACTGGCGATTCAAGGCTATCAGATGATAGAGATCCGAATGCCCACAATCATACTGCCTCTGAAGTCACAGATTTTGACACAGAGGTTGCTAATAATTCAGCAGTGGCGGCAAATACTTCAAAAGTAACAAATGCAACACACACCGGAGAAGTTACCGGAAGCGGTGCTTTGGCTTTAGACAAAACAGCCATTTCAAATAAAAGCTTAGTCAGTGCTGCCGTAGGCGATCATGTTTTGATTGCTGATAATAGCGACACAGAGAATTTAAAAAAGGTCACTGTCCAAACGATTGTTGATTTAGCTAGTGGTGGTGCGAGTCCACTAACGACCAAAGGAGATTTATTTGGGTATTCAACTGTAGACGATAGGCTGCCGATAGGTGCAAATGATTATATTTTAACTGCCGATTCTACTAAGGCTCTAGGTGTAAAGTGGGCAGCAAATGCTGGTCCGGTTGCTGCCGACCCAGCTTATGGTAGTTTGTATATGGAAGGCAATTCCACAGCTACAACTATTACTACTAAAAGCGTTCCTGTAAAAATTTTGGGTACTACTACGGCAGGTCCATTGCAAGGGTTTACCCACGCAGATAATAAGCTAACTCACACCGAGACCGAAACATCAAAGTATTCCATAGACCTTGATGTTTCATTAAAAGCAGGTATCAATAACGATGAGACGTTGGCTATCTTTATTTATAAAAATGGATCTACTCAAGTTTTTGCTAAAATAAACACTACTTGTAAAAAGCTCACAGATAATAAGCCTTCGGCTTCTGGAATTTCTGCAATTGTTGAATTAGCAGAAAATGATTATATCGAAGTTTATACAGCAAACGATAAATCAACAGAAAATATAACTGTAAATGCGATCACACTAGCTATCAAAGCGATTGGTGCTAATGGTTCGGATGGTGAGGCAGGGGCAGACGGTGCAGCAGGGGCAGACGGTGCAGCAGGGGCAACTGGTGATACTGGTGCAGGTGCAAATATTATAGTTCAAGAGGATGATGTTACAGTCGGGACAGTGACAGATACTCTTAATTTTGAAGGTCCGGGAGTTACTAGCGTAGTTGATGATGGGTCGAATAAAACTACTGTTACAATCGGAGATTTTAGCGGTGGGCCAATAGGCAATCCGATTTTCTACGCTGAAAATATGATACCCACGAATAACGCTGATTTTGCTGTAACTGATGATGCTTCGCTTGTTGTCGATTCAAATAACATTGGACTTGTTAATGTTATTGCTTACGATGATACAATTGAAGAAGGTAGGTCTATCAAAGTACAGCCTCCCATTGGATCTACGAATATAAAGTTTACATTTAAAAGCAGGGCAGAGACGGCTCCGGGTGGTGTAAAAACTGTTAAGCTTAATTTTTATGAGCGAGAAAAACCAGACAATGTTGATATAACTGCTTGGAGTAGTGCGATTGCCTTGGATGATATTTCTATTCCTGCAAATGAGCGTTTTCAAAAAGATACTCAAACTATTGCATTAGCTACTCTGGGAATGGCAGCAGGACAGGAACATCAAATAATTATTTCAAGAGAGCCTGTAGGCGACGACTTAGTTGGTGATTGGTATTTAGAGTATATAAAAGTGGAGTACACCTAATGCCAATAGAGTTTGATGGTACTCCAAAACATTTAGAATTTGACTCTAGCGAATGTCCTGCTAATCTTTTTGCCGGTGGCGGAACAGCTAGTGTATGGTTAAATCTTGCTAGCTGGGGTGGTGATGGTGGAAATGGTCTTGCTAGAATATTCAACAAGAATTCCGGTTGGAGAATTTACACAAGAAATCCGATTAAAACTCTGAGTTTCAGGCATCCCTTCAGTGGGACTAATTTAACAGCTACAGCACCGACAAATGCTTTTGATGCGTTTGGTATCTGGAAATTATTTACAGTTACTTATGACAACACAAGTGCATCGAATGAGCCTCTTTTTTACATTGATGGCGAGAGTGTTACAGTCACAATGGAAGATGTGCCAACAGGCACCGCAAATGATGATAGTGCAATGGATATGCGAATTGGAGATTCGTTTTTGAATATCAGATATTTTGACGGCATGCTAGCTGATATGAGACTTTACAATAGAATTTTATCCCCAAAAGAAATTAAAGAAATTTATATACAAAAAGGTCAAGATTTTAATGTAAAAGATTTAGAGCTATGGCTAAGAGTGAATGAAAAACCAGCGAGCCAAGCAATAGGCACCGGTGAAAAGAACAAAATTAACTATAGATAATAGTGCTAGTAGTGAAGATCTAGACGACTATCAAATGCTTGTAAGATTGAATACTACTGATATTCCAAACTTGGTTTTAGGATCTACAAGCGGTGCAGACATTCGTTTCACAGATAGCCTTGGAACAGAATTAAAATATGAAATTGAAGACTGGAATGATGGATCTGATAGTGCCATCGTTTGGGTTAAGGTTCCTACTATTACTGCAGGTTCCACTACAGATTATATCTATGTCTACTATGATTATGACGGTACAGCTACATACGATCAGTCTACAGCAGACGAGCAAGCAGTATGGGATTCAAACTACAATGTTGTTTATCACTTAAAAGAAAACGGCAACGGCACATTAGACGAGTTTAGAGACAGTACGAGTAATGCTAAACACGGTCAAGGAGGAGGAGGAGACATCGGAAAAACTCCAACTCAAGTAGCTGCTCAAATTGGTGATGGTCAAGATTTTGATGGTAATGATTATGTAGATATTGCATCAGATGATATAGGTTTTTTAGGAGCACTTACTATTGAAGTGTGGGCAAACCCTGCTACTAATGAAGTACATTTTGCAGGAAAACATTTAACAAACGGGGTAAGAAATAATCCTTTTGATTTTCGCACAAATAGTTCAGGAGAAGTTACGGTTGTAAGAGCTGACGCTGGGGGATACAGAATTTTTGAAGGTCCGGCAATCACGACTGGTGTATCGAAAAACTATACCCTCGTTATTCACGACAATTTAATAGAAACTCCTCCGACTATATACATAGACGGTGTCCCAACGGTAATGTCTGATGTTGCAGGATCGAAAATGGGACCAGTCACTGGAAGCGGCACAAATTTGCGAATAGGTGAGAGAATAGACGGAGGCCCATCGATGGATGGAGCAATGGATGAAGTACGGATTTCAAAAGTAGGACGTTCCGCTGACTGGATTGAAGCCAACTATCTATCACAAAAAGATTCATCTACCTTCATAAGTTTTGGAAGTGAAGAAACGATTGGACCGGTGTATGCAGAAGGTTTTTTAAGTTATGAATATCAAGTACCGCAGTAAGGGAAAATAAAATGGCTAATGTAATCAATAGGACAACAAAACAGTATTTGAGAAGTGTGAACACGCCTAAATATCCTGTAGCACTTTGGATTATCAACCCCGATATGTCGGAGGTGCAATCTACTCCAAAAGAATATTGGAAAATATCAGGCGATTTAGTTCTTGAAATGACTTCAGAAGAAAAAGCGGTAGTCAATGCAGCTAATTTAATAGCTAGCGTTACAGTAAAAGAGTCACAATTAAAAGGCCAGCTATTTCCGAATCAAAATTTAGTTTCTACGCTTGTAATTACTGCGGTCCCAACGGGTTTAGTTATTGATATCAATTCGAGCGGGCTAGATATCTCAGATCAAATAACTGTTGTGGCAGATGTTTCACTAACTAAATACGTTAAAACTTTTTTGATATATAATTCCACAACTGACGGGTTTACTTTTGAAACTTATGAGAAAACAGATGGAAGTTATTTAGATATTGCGTCCGATGAATATGTGTTAGCAATAATTAACGAATGGCAAGTTTTAGCAAACGATACAGAAATGACGGAGTTATAAGATGGCTAGTCCAAAATCGCAAAAAGAAGATAAGGCTAAAAATGTTCAGGCTGATGCTGCCGCAGCGAATAGCGTTCCGGCTCTTAGAGATCAGGTTGTAAAGCTTGCGGAAGCGGTTGAGTTACTGAATGAGCAAGTTAGAGAATTGAGAGAGAGGGTTTTCAGCGGATAATTAAATATGGGTTAGGTCAAAATAGAATTTTATTGTATAGTGACCTAGCTTACATATTGAAAACATTTAAAAGGAGTTTTTTGAAATGAAATTAAAATACATAGGAAAAGAAAGCCCGATTGTACTCTACAAGTTAGAGGGTGAAAAAAAGAGTGTTGCTACTGGTGAAGTTTTTGAATGCCCTGGTGGTTATGCTGGAGAGCTTCTGTCAAGATTTAATAAAACAGGCCGCCCGCCTCGTTTTGAAGACATGACAGGCAAATCGACAAAGGCAGCACCTAAAAAAGTACCCTCAATTTAAGGAGAATAGAGATGGGACCAGATGAAGAGAATCCAGTTACGGAAGTAACCGAGGAAGCCCCAGAAGTAACCGAGGAAGCCCCAGAAGTAACCGAGGAAGCCCCAGAAGTAACCGAGGAAGCCCCAGAAACGAGCAAGGCGGAAGTAGTTAAGCTTAGGTATATCGGCCCAATTAGCAAGATACAGATCAATACCTTAAAAGGGTTTAGGTCTGTTAAAAAGGGAGATACCTTTTCTTGTCTGAGTGACTACGCAGGGCGATTGATGGAAAAGAACAAAGGCACAATCAAACTTTTCGAAACGGTGGATTAAAAAATGGCTGCGACCTTAAACGACAATGCTTTGGTGACTTTGGATATTGTGAAGGGGTTTTTAAAAATACCCTCCGCAGTAGTTTCAGAGGATGATCTAGTTAGGGATTTTATTAACGAAATATCTAGCTTGATAGAGTCTTATTGCCAAAGAAAATTCAGAGGTCGCAGTTATTCCGAAAGATATGACGGGGCAAGAACCCCGGAGCTTATGCTAAAACAATGGCCCATTGTAGCGATTGTGAATATGTGGGAAGATTCTAGCAGGGCTTTTTTAGTGGAAACACTGGTAGACCCTGCAAATTACCATGTATTAGAAGATACCAACGGCGATGGTATCACTATCGAAAGATTCGACCATGCTTTCTCACAGGGTAGATCTACTGTAAAGGTAGAATATACCGCCGGGTATGATGCTTTTGAAGACGTTCCAGGGGATTTACAGCTAGCAGCTAAAAGAACAATCGCATATTATTGGAAGCAACAACAAAACGAAGATTTTAACGAAACAAATAAATCAAAAGGTGATGAAAATGTCACTTTGATTGATGGGATACCCAAGGCGGCTAGCCTTATCCTAGATAATTATAAGCGTTGGGAGATGCAAGCCCAGCCCGACCCAGTTAGGAACATGTAAAAATGGCAACCTTGACCGTAGAGGTAAAAGCACAGCAAAAGCTACTTGATACGCTTGCCGGTCTACGTGATAGGATGTCTCCTACCTCCCCAGCAATGAAAACGGCCCTTATCCGGGCCTCTGTAATTTTGGTTTCTCAGATAAAATTAAACTTGAGGGCTAAAAAGATAGTAGATCAGGGCCGATTATTAAACTCTATACGCTATGAATTTATAAAGACAAGCGACCAGGATACTCTAAGGGTACTTGTAGGCTCATTTGGTGTGCCTTATGCGGCTATGCACGAATTTGGAGGGCATTACCCCCGAAGACAGATGAGGGCTATGTTCGCATCGTTACGCGATCAGGGAAAGCTAAATTCAAAAGGTGGTGGCAAGGGTGTTTTGGTTAATGGGCAGCTTAGAGCTAGGCCATACATTAGACCTGCCTTTCTTTTGCACAAACAAAGAGTGATGGACTACATAAAAGCAGCAATTGAGGGCTAGATAAATGGGTACAGGTTATAAAAGCCAGATAGCACAAAAGTTGATTGAGAGAATTAACTTAGTGAAAAAAGCAAACGGTTATACCCAAGATATTCAAACGGTACGATTCGACAAAGTTAGGCTCAATTTGGCAGACTATGCAGATTATGAGCTGCCAGCGGTTCAAATCATAGATACTACCAGGGTATTCACTCATGAGATGAGTAGATCCAAATCTTCCTGGTTTTTGGCTATTGAAATGGTTATGAGGACTACCGAAAACATAGGGGTTGTAGACCAACAGGCATTATGGGACTTGGAAGAAAATGTTATGCGGGCTATAATGGAAAAGCCCAAGCTTGGACTTAATTTTGTGATTCAAGTTAAGCTTATTGACTCGGTTACGGACTTGCACTTGCAAGAACCCAATTATATCTCTACTCTAGGGATAGAAGTTGTTTACTATGAACCAGTAACAAGGGATAATTGCTAGAGCGGCTAAGGATGGCCAAAATTTTTAAAATTTTTCGGCAAGGAGGCCGCCACAATGAAGAACTACAAAGACTTATTTAACAGTGCTAACGATTCAATTGCCCTGGAGCAACGATTTTATCTAAAAGAGGAATCCGTAAGGGGTGCAATGGTTTATCCTGCGGGATCGGATCTTTTTCTACACCTTCCAGGTGGAACAATTGACTTTTCACAACCTTTTGAAAGCTCCCCGCAAAAATCAGGGCGGCATAATTCAGGAATTATCAAAAAACGGAAACTATCTAGCTTTTCATTCGCTACTTTCTTCAATATTGATGAGGGTGCAGTAGATGGAAAAACATCTATCGACGACCCTATCAAAGTTTTGTGGAAGTCTTTAATGGGTAACGAAGATGTATCGGGAGCCGATGCGGTATATGATGCCAGCACAGCACCAAACGTCACTTTTACCCTCTTAGAGGTTGGCGATATCTGGTCAAGACAAATGCCAGGTAGCTTTGTTCAGGGCGGCGATGTTCAGCTCCCAGGGGATGGAGAAGCTTCGACAGCTTGGAGTGGAAACGGTAAAACGACTTACCTCGCGGGAATTGGTGAGAGTATTATTTCAAATGATGCTACCAACATCGTAGAAGTTGGTACAGGCCAAGCCGCAAAGTTTACCGTAGGGGCTGCGGTTATGTTAATCGAAAATGACGGTACTACAAGAAGTGCAGATACCCCAGACGGAGCACCTAGAATTGTAGTCGGTGTTGATACGGTACTAGACCAAGTTACTTTAGACGGGGCGGTATTTGCTGATGCAGACGGTTCCGGTTCTTCAATATTTTTGGTTTACTATGAGCCAGAAACACCAACAGCGGTTAATAACCCTGTGACTGGCCTAGTCGGTTCGGTTTCTATTGTTGGTCTAGCTTCTCAGTGTTTGCGAAGTGTTGGTGTGAATATTCAAAATTCTCACGAGTTGGTCGACTACTGTTACGGGAGCGATTCACTAGCCGGGACGCTATTCGTACCAGGATCACGCATGAATGCGGAAGTATCTTTATCCATGAATCTTAGCCATAATACGCTAGCATTTTTTAACAGACTTTTAGAGTTCACAACAGAAAGCATAGTAGCCAAGTTGGGCGATTCTGCGGGTAGGCATTTTGAGCTTACAATTCCGAGTGCTAGATTTCCTGTTCCGAGTTTTTCTGTTCCAGATGCGGGTTCAATTCCGATAGATTTTTCTGGCACAGCCTTTGAGTCGAGCTTGGGGGCTGCCGACGAGATTACGGCTAAATTTAAATAATTCTCTCTTTCTCCTTTTTTTTGAAAGCTCTGCAAGTGATCTTGCAGAGCTTTCATTTTTGATGTATTATTGCCATCAATTTACAAACTAAAGGAGATAATTTTTATGGGCATGAAAAAGAAAGCAAAAATTGGTGTAGTTGATTTTGTTCACCCTGATGATAGTGCTATTGATCTATCTATCGACGAGGCTACCGGGCAGCCGGTTTCTGATGTGGAGAAGTACCGGGAGACTTGGGAAGTAAAGCATATTGCTATGCTTGAGGGTAAGGAGCCTACAAAGTTTAAAATTAACTTTGCTATTCCTTACAAGAAGCATGTAGCAATTAAAAACTCTTCTGTAGGCGGTTTTGGTAAGGGTGAGGAGGCCGGTTTTAAACTAGGCAACCATTCTAATCAAATTGTACGCTCGGTCCTGGTGGACATTATAAACGCCCCAGACATGGAAGAAGAAGACAAGCTATCATTTAAGAGAGATCCCAAAACTAAACTTG